GCATTTACTTGCGACTATGACCCTGCCCTAGGCGTTTCTAGTGCATTATATGATAATACAACTGGAGTTCTAACTGTCACTACTGCCGCACCTCACGGCTACAAGGTAGGTAAAGATGTTATTCTAACTGGTCTTGCATTTACATGTGCCATAGACAATGGTGCAAAAGATCACTACTACCCAAGAAGTAGATCTACTGCATACGATACTTCCATTCCAATTGTAGGTTATTCTGGAACTGCACTTGAAATAGATGTTGGTATATCTCGTGTTAAGAATCAATATATTCATAGATTTGAAGAGGCAACAGCTGGTGCATTGGTATATGGTGGAGATTATCCTCACCTATTCCTTCGTGCAGAAGAAGGTGCATTACTAACTGGTGGCCCATTCCTACATGAGTTCCACAGTGCAACCGCAACATCCACATTTGCTGGTGGTAATTATGCACATACCTATGTAAGTTCTGATTCAAAAACTATTAAGGTTGGTGGTGACTATGCACATACATTTGTCCCTGCAAAAACAATTCCTGATTGTATAGACATAGTTGGTGGCGGAACAACCACTCCAACAGCTGCAGATTACAATGCTGGTACTGGTGCGTTAGTTCTAACAGTCAATAGTCATGGATTAACAGGCCCCACAGAACATACAATAACAACTGCAAGATATAATGCGTTAGTTGGAATACTAACTGTAACTGTTCCTAGTCATGGATTTAATAATGGAGATCAAATCAAAATTATTGATAATGCACTAACATTTAAGTGTGGAATGGACGGATATGCCTCTACTCACCCATATCCCAGATCTACAGATCCAGTAAGTGATCAGTGGATTCCAATATCTAATAAAACTACTGATACTTTTGAAGTATTTGTTGGATTAAGTACTATTGTAAATTATACTGTTTCACAGGCACTTTATACCCCTGCTGTGGGTATCATGACCATGAGTATTGGAGATCATGACTTAACTGTTGGAACAAGTATTAAAATTAAAACACTTTCACTTGGATTTAAGTGTTCAATGGATAGTAATGAAAAAACTAAGTACTACCCTAGAACAACTGATCCAGTATATGATACTGCTGTTCCTATAGTTGGTGTTGCTGGTACAACAATCACTGTACAAGTTGGTATTTCAACCATTGTCACATACAATGTCAGAGATGCGAAATACAATGCTGCAGTCGGTATTATGACTGTTGCTGTTGATCGAGTACATGATATCATTGCTGGAAACAGTATCAAATTTAAGACTGGATCTATCGTATTCAAATGTGCTCTAGATGGATTCCAAACTAATCATTTCTATCCAAGAACAACTGACCCATTTTACGATACTGCATGTCCTGTCATTGGTGCTGCTGGTACTATTTTTGAATGTAATGTTGGTGTATCAACTGCTGGAAACTATGTTCATCAATTTGTTCCTAATCAGGGTGTTGCTGTTGACGCAATCATCACTGGTGGTGATTATCTTCATACCTTCCAAGGCATTGGTACAGATGCAGTAATTACTGGTGGTGATTATGGTCACACATTCGACTCTTCATATACTAACGGATTACAGAGACCATCTTCATATGTTCAAATTGAGAAAGGTGGATTGACCTTTACATGTGCTAAAGATAACTATGCATCTGAACATGCATATCCAAGACCTACAGACCCTGCATATAATACTAATCTAGGAATTGTATCTGCCACAAGTAACACATTTGAAGTTAGAGTTGGTGTATCTACAATACAGGAACGTTCTATATCAACATCAACATATAACCCTGCCACAGGTGAGTTTACGATGACTGTTGGTGCTGGACACTCATACATCAATGAATCAGCCCATACAATTTCGACGGCAACGTATAATGCTAGTACTGGTGTACTAGAACCAACCATTGCAAATCATGGTTTTGTTGCTGGTGAATATGTCAAGTTTGATTTGGAATCAATTTCATTCAAATGTGATCAAGATGGATATACTGCAACTAAGGCATATCCAAGATATTCTGATCCATTTTTAAATAAGTGGTTGCCAATTTACAACGTGGGTGTAAATACATTCTCTGTACAAGTTGGTGTATCTACTGTTGTAAATGCACACTGGTTCCAAAGTGCAACTACTGGTGGTCTTAAGAAGGCAAGAGATACCGTTGGTATCAATACTGCATCAATATTATTCACATGTGCTAGAGATAATTACGCAACAGAACATGCGTATCCTCGTCCTGATGACCCTATTGGCGGTAATGTATCCGTTGGTATCGGATCAACTTCTGACACCACACTGACTATCAATGTGGGTGTATCTACAATAGTCAACTATGGTATCACTACTGCAGCTTACACTGCAAGTACAGGTATCATGACTGTATTTTCAAATGTTCATGGTTTCAATGGTTCATATACTAAAAACATAGACTTTGCATATTATGATGCCATATCTGGCATTCTGACTGTGACATGTCCTGGCCATGGAATGGTTACTGGTAATAGAGTTCAAATTGAAAGAGACTCTCTAAGATTCAGATGTAAAATGGATGGTAGAAAATCCATCAAGAGTTATCCTAGAAGAAAAGATCCATCAGATCAAAAATGGTTATCAGTCACAAAGAAAGACTTAGATAATTTTACAGTCAATGTAGGAACGTCGCCACTTGTTTATCATAGCCCTACAAGTGGATCATTCGATCCTTTCACTGGATTGATGACGATTGATATTGGTTCTCATACACTTCAAAAAGGAACTTCTGTTAAACTAAAAACAAATGGATTCAAATTTACCTGTGCCTTAGATAATCATGAGACATTCCACTATTACCCAAGGAAATCTGGCCTCAATGGCCCAGATCCTGCTTACAATACTGCTGTTAAGATTACTGCTACTACAGATACCACCATTACTCTGGACGTAGGAACATCATCTAATCAGACTGAACATATTCTAGTCTCCTCTGTCAACAATGCAGTCATTAGTGGTGGTAATTATCTTCATACATTTGAAAACGCAAAACTCGGCGGATTGTTGATTGCTAGAGATACCATAGGTCTTGCTACAGATTCATACACATTTAGATGTGCTCAGGACGGATATGCAACAGATCACACATATCCTAGAAGCACTGACCCAATACACAATGTAGAAGTTGGTGTTGTCACCTCTACCTTGGATACATTCACAATCAATGTTGGTATTACATCTAGAGTTAAGTTCAATGTAACGAATGCTACCTATGATGCAAACAGTGGATTGGCAACGATAACCACTGACTCATCACATGGATTATCTACCACAACATCAGTTGGTTTAGTGACAGGTGGATTGATTTACTCTTGCTCTATGGATCAATATGCAACAGAACATCCATATCCTAGAACTACAGACCCTGCACATAACACTGCATTATATCCAACTTCTGTAACATCTAACAACGTAACTTTGAATGTTGGTGTTTCTACTAGGGTTGCATATAATATTAACCATGCAGACTATCATGAGTCTATAGGTATCATGACAGCATTCTTACCAGTTGTTCATGGTATTACAACTGCTGCTGGTGTTGGTAGAAATGTAAAATTAAGAACTGAGGGAATTTTATTCTCATGCTCACAGGATAACTATACTACAAAACAATTCTATCCAAAAGGGGGAGATCCTTATTACAATGGATCTCTGATTACTAGAGTCATTGACAATAATACTATTGAAACACAGGTAGGGCCATCTACCACACCTAGTTTCTATAACTCTGGTGGTAAAATTCAAGGTGTCATACTTGCACCTAGACTGAATAACAACTCTCCTAGTGGAACTGACTTTGCTGCTGGTGGTACATTTGTAGATAAGATTATCGACAGTAAAACATATGTTGTTAATGTTGGTATTTCAACTGTAGATCACAACTATGCAAGAGCTGGATTATCACAAAAAGGTAAGAGAATTGCATCATCTATAGAACAAGGATTCTCTGGGTATGATGTAATTGAGAAACTAGATTCTGCGACCTTCCGAGTTAATGCTGGATTAACAACACAAAAAGCATTGTATAAGAGAGGTGGCGAAGTTACTAAACCTGTATTTGTTGATATTGCAGAACCAGACAAGATGTTCAATAGAAATCTGGTGTATGCTTCAGGTAATTCAGGTATTGGAACAAACTCTAAGATTGATTTCCGTATCAATGTTGATGGTAATATTTCAGAGTTTAATATTCTTGAGGAAGGAACAGCATTCAAGGTTGGTGATAATTTAACAGTTTCTGGTATTGCAACAGACCCAAGAGTAGGTGTATTAACAGAATTCAAGCTAACAGTTGAAGAATTAGAGAATGATAGTTTCTCTGGATTCTATCCTGGCCAGTTCATATTGTTTGACGACATCGCACCATTCTTTAACGGAACTCGTAAGAAGTTTACTCTATCAGTAACAACTAGCGGTGTGACAGAGATCTTAAGTCTCAAGACATTGCCTGGTAGTGATATGGATATTACAAATAATATCTTCATCTACATTAATGATATTTTACAAACACCACAGACCTCTTACATATACAAGGGTAGTAGAGTTATATTTACTGAAGCACCAAAACCAAATTCTAAGTGTTCTGTATTCTACTTTAGAGGATCTAAGAGAGATGTTGAAACTGTTGAACCAGTTCAGTCATTGAAGCCTGGTGATACAGTCCAAATTAAAGAAAACAGATTTGATGTAACAGACGTAGATCAGTTCGAGAGAACAAGTAAGAGAATCGTTGCTTCCGATCTCTTAGAAACATTCACATATAATAGCATTGGAATCAACACTGCACAAGACGCTGATAGACCCCTTTCATGGGAGAAACAGAGAGGTGATCAAATTCTTTCTGGTGTATTAGTATCGAAGGCAAGACCTAGTTTGAAGAGTAAGGTTCTACCTACAACCAGACTAATTAAAAATGTTGGTAAGACTGATGATACCATTTACGTCAACAATGTGTATCCATTATTCAACGCTATTGATAAACTCATACAAGCAGAAAATACTATTCAGATATTCGATGATAATGAAATCATACCAGGCGTAGTAACATCTATTGTTTCTACATCCTCAAGTATATCATCTCTGACTGTAAGTTTTGGTGGTACTGGATATTCAATTACAAATCCAGAAATTTCAATATCAAATGCTAAGATCAATCGTAAAGACCCAATTAAGGATTGGCAGTTTGATGGTATCAGTGGTATTATTCAGGCGGTAAATTTCAAAGCAATCACACAGTCAGAACCATATGTTGCTGTTGGTTCAAGTAGTTACTACATGAACACTAAGAGTGGTACTTTCTGGGAAAGAGGACAAATAGGATTTGGTAATACAGTTCAGTTTAATGGTGTGGGTATGGGATACTCACAAGGTAATACTAACGTCAATTATGTCATGGCAGTTGGAGATGGTGCTTCAATGGCAAGATCAGTTGCAGTTGGTAATAGTATGTCTGCTTGGACTCCTATTGATTTGAAAGAGAAGAGAGTAATCCCTGCAATAAACGTAACCAATACATTTGATAGTACATATACTGGTAGTTTTAAGGATGTTATCTGGGAGAGATCAAGAGATACATGGGTTGCAGTTGGTGCTGCTGGATCTATCTTTACTGCGGTTGGTATGACAACAGCAGAGGCATTCAGTCAATACTCTGGAACTCTAGAAACATTGAACTCTATCGCATACGGACAAGCAGAATTCATTGCAGTTGGTAATGGTGGTGCTGTTATTGCTTCTAATGATGGTCTAATTTGGTCAGATAAGGTAAGTAATACAGTTCAAGATATTAATGATGTCATTTATGATGGTAGTAAATTTATCTTTGTTGGTAACAACGGAACCATTGGTCTTTCTACTGACAAGAATTTCTGGCAACCTTACAGTCAACAATTACCAGCTGGCACACAACACCCTGCAACATTTGACTTCGCTAAAATTAAATACTTCAACAACTTCTACATCGGTATTAGTACAGTAGGAGATGTTTACTACTCATTTGACCTAGCAAACTGGAATAAGAGAGATATAACACATCCAAACGAAATTCGTGATATTGCGAATACACCATATGGTGATTTCAATAGCACAAGAATACTCGCTGTAGGTAGTGGAACAACTCAATTCTATGCTGACCCAGTTATCAACAGAGCGACTGCAACTGCATCGGTAACTGCTGGTGTAATAACCTCTGTAACAGTTACAGATGGTGGATTTGGTTATGATGTTGGTAGTTCACCCCCAGTTCTTGTTCAAACTGACAAGACTAGGAGAGAAGATATATTCTCTATAAATGCAAAAGGAGACTTTGGTGATATTGTAGGAATAAATACATGGTTGCCAGGCACTGCCAACGTATTACCTAGATTAGCATTTACATTGAAATCTCAATTCAATGATAACACTAACTTGGGATATGGATATTCTTCACTCAACCAGCTTGGAGTGAATTTCACTGGATTACAGAAAGGTGACTTCTTCACCATCTACGATAGTCCTTTAGTTGTTGGTCATGCACTTACTGGTATTACAACTTCTAGTGGTTCAAATGTAGCCGTTGGAATGGTGACTGAGGGTGACTATTTGGGAGGTGTATTCAGAGTAGAAACAATCACTCCTGGCGATGCAGTCTCTGGACTTGCCACTGTAACGTGTGCGTTCTTGCCTGGCCCTATATCATACGGTAACAATGTAATTCAAGTTGGTCTTGCTGTAACAGCAAACACAGATACCTTCTGGGGTAAATATAGTTGGGGTCAAATCTATGGATATCAGAATCGTGGTTCTGGAAATCCCGAAGAATTTTTCGTCAATAACATGAATGGTAATACTGGATTATCTACAGCATCTGTAGTTTCTAGAAAGAAACCATTAACTTAACCACTAAATAAAAGAAAAAAACGTTTTTTTAAAATGCCTGCTATTATATCCGAACAGTTTAGAATTCTAAATGCCGAGACTTTTGTGAAGAGTTTTGTCGGAGTCGGATCTACTGTAAACAAATATTATGCGTTCATGGGATTACCCAATTCTATTGAACCAGCAGCTGGTGGTACGTCCGATTGGGCAACCAATACCCCTGCACCTTTAGATGGATTTGAAGAAGAATATTCTATCAAAGAGTCTATTATTGCAATGAAGAAAGTTACGGACAAAGATGTTCGTAGACTTGTTAGAAAGGTATCATGGGTTGCTGGAACAACTTATGAGATGTACAGGCATGACTATAATATCTACAATCTCACACCAATTACTTCACAGGGTAGTTTATACGAGGCAAATTACTACATAGTGAATGAAGACTTGAAAGTTTACGTTTGTCTACAAAATGGATCAGACCCTGAGAACCCAAAGGGAAGGCCTTCATATGACCAACCCACATTTGTTGACCTTGAACCAAGGGCAGCTGGCACTAGTGGCGATGGTTATGTTTGGAAATACCTTTACACGATTAAGCCATCCGAAATCGTTAAATTTGACTCTATTGAATACATACCAGTGCCCGAAAACTGGGGGGCTGAGGGCGAGACTGTTGCAACACAGGCTAATGCTATAGATGGAAAGATCGAAGTTATTGTTGTCAATGATCGAGGCTCTAACTATCAACCGATCAGTACATCTTTTGCCAATGTTCCGATTCTCGGAGATGGATCAGGAGGAAAGGCTACAATTACGATTGATTCTTTCGGAAAGGTATCTGAAGTATTTGTTACAGATGGAGGAGAAGGATACACCCACGGATCTATACAGTTCTTTCCAGGCGCTCCTGGCTCTGAGTCTGGCGGTGTTCTTGCTAACCTTACCAACACAGGAATAGGAACGACATCTATCGCTGGTTTCAGTGTTATAATTCCACCAAAGGGGGGACATGGGTACGATGTCTATAGAGAATTAGGAGCATACAGAGCGTTATTATATTCAAGATTTGAAACAATAGAAACTAACCCTGATATCATTGAAGGTAATGACTTTGCTAGAGTTGGTCTTATAAAAAATCCCACCGTATTCGGTAGTAGTACAGAATTACTAGACACTGCAATGGTGAGTGGTCTAAAAGCAATTAAACTTGCTGGTGTAACAACAGCTACAACTTATGCCGTTGACTCTCAGATAACACAAACAGTTGGTTTAGGATCTACTGCGATAGGATATGTTGCATCATGGGACAAAGTTACTGGAGTATTGAAGTATTATCAACCAGCTGGTGCAGCATCAAGTGCTACTGGTTATAAGATAATTCCATTTACATCTAATCCAGATCCAGGCTACGGAGTTACAATTATTGGTTCTTCTGTAGTTGGTTCAATGTTGTCTGTTGACACCTCTTATAACGGTGTCAGTACCTCAATAAATAATAAGACATATCAACTTGGTATGAGTTTTAGTGCTGGTATATCATCAGCAGAATTTAATACTAAGTCAGGTGAAATAATCTATATTGATAACAGAACTGCGATTCCTAGATCCGCAAGTCAAAAAGAAGACATCAAAATAGTGCTGGAGTTTTAAAAGCAAATGCCACAGAATACCAACTTAAATTCATCTCCATACTTTG